AACTGCAAATCGCCCTTTGAAGGCACAAACCCCAAAGGCGTACCACCGTAGGCTGTATTCGCCGCCGCGTACAGGCTCATGCCGAACTCGCAACCTGATGCGGCATTGTTGTTATTAACCCTCACGCCGAAGGCTGCGCGAGCGTTAGTAGCCGCTCCACCGTCGTCTCCGTCGAGATCCGCGAGGACGATTGAATCAACCTGGGCTCCGTCAAAAAGGACGCCCATCACGGCGGCAGATGGGTAATTGGTAGCTTTTACTCCAGTGACGGAGTAAGCGCCAATGAGGCCCGCCAGGTAATTGGAGTCCTTGGTTAGATCGGCCCCGAGCAGATTGCCCATAATTGGAGCAAGAAACTTTGGGTTAGTTTCCGTGGCACTACCTGCTCCCGCAGCAACCTCAAAGTCAACCTCTAAACCTTGCCGCGATCCGCTCCCTGAATACGCAGACTCCTGCTCAAAGATTACAACGTTATTCGGGCCTCCCTTGAGGTGAATATTGTAATCGTCATCAATGAAAATGTTTGTTTTTCCGCGTTTGAGTCCCGGCATCGCACCTCCTTACGCAACCTGCGTGTTGATTACGAAAATGCGCGCCTCATCAGGCACGGGAAGGGCATTAACCTGCGCTTCGATGGTCAACTCTCGGCCTGTCCCGGCTTCGTCGTAATAGACGGTCACGCCGTTAGTGTCGATCCCGGCAGCGGGAACGGCCCGTGCCATTTCCATCGCCCGAACCACAGGAGCGAAAGCCGTGTAGCCGATCCGTCCATCTGCCGGAATTGCGGCAATGCGGCCCGCTGAAAGAACTTTGGTCGCTGTAGTCGCTGTGCCGCCGTCGTCATACACGTCAACAGTATCCTCGACAACCTGAACAAACATTGCCTGTCCAAGATCGTCTTGAATGCGCTGGATTAGTTGTGCGCGTGTCATGGATACCCCGCCAATAAGATCGGGAGCATCGGCCTGAATTACCGCTAAGGTGTTCTGTCGCATGACCACACCTGAGAGACTGCCCATCGCGTCCAGGGCATCTTCAAGCCATGCTATGAACTCCGCATATGCGTCTGAAACAGAACTCCATGCGGTGCCGGCTGTGGTGATCCTGCTACCACTAAACCCGAAACTGGCCGCGTGGGTCTCTGCCGCGTTCTGCGGGTTTCGCTGGGTAATGGTTCCCAGCGTCCATGCAGTCCAGAAGTCCAATTCCAGTCGGCGGTAGTCGGCCAATGCCAAACGTTTCACACGATCAGGAATGGAAACACCGATGATGTTTGCCATCTTCGATTGATTCGCGTCGAAGCGTTCATTAAGTCTCTGCATCTCGTATTCACCGAGCTTGTCATAAGCCTCGATCGGTACAATAGAAACTTCCCGACGCGCCGGGGTGCGAGGCGGAACATGCCGACCGCGTTGGTTCCACTCGCGCCGATCCGCTGCCGGTCGATCATCAAGTGTCGTCACTTCCGCGAGATTGACTGAATCAACGTTCTGCCGTGGGCAGAAGCCTGACCAGTACAGTTTCCCTTGATCTGTCGGTGAAACGCTCTGGGCGGTCACTGTCAGCGCTGCTGGGCTAAGTTCGTCAACGGCTGAAAGCCAAGATTGTGCCATGTGGTCTCCTTACGTGCGGGTGAGATGAATGTGCGAACCCGCAAGGGCGAATCCGGCAATCTCATCGGCTGTGAGGGCTCTGCCCAGGTTGTCTTCAATGATGTCGCGGTTGACGACGCCATGCGTGCCCACTGCAACCTGAACCGTTCCGGTGTCGGCAGCGAGCAGGGCATCTGTCACGGTGTACGTAACGATCTTGATGGACTCAAGGGTGACGCCATAAACAGGGACACCCGAGCCAACAAGATCGCCCGCTTTCGCAAACGGAACTCCCGGCTTCAAGTATCCAAACACGTCACACTCTTTTAATGTCAGATCGGAGATGTCCACCTGAACCACATCTGTGTACTGTGCGCCAGGGCCGACGAATGGGTGCCCGTAGGTATTGGCCTCGCTCGCCGTGCTTTCAATGGTGATCGGCATTTTTGTTGCTCCTATACTTGGGCTGTGCGCCCTGGAATCTGTCGAAACATGGGATGAATGTCGCTCTGCGTCCTATCAGTCTCTTGTTTCGCGTTGTCTCGAATTCTCTGGAATACGTCCTTAGCTGGTGCGCCGCTGGTGCCCGAGCTTCCGTGGACCTTAACCCCATTGCTCTGCTTTAGGGCCGGAAGGAATGGCGCGATCTCACTTGACGATTCCACAAACTCTTGAGCAGGCTTCTCAGTGATAACACCTTTATCGTCTTTAAGTTTTGCGACCACTGTTTTCTTGTCACCTTCGCCCCGAATCTCAAACTCGGGAAGGTTGGGAAGTCTTACAAATGCCTCTGGCTCGTAAGATAGAACTTTGGCTACTTCGCGGAGAGAGTCATCACGTTTGCGTTTGTCGGTCTCTTCTTTCAACGTCTTGTGCTCAGTCAGTTTGGCAATGACTTCATCGCCCGAACCGTGAGCCTTGACCTTTTCCAGAAGATCCGCATCAGCCTTTGCTACAGCGACTTGCCCTCGGGAAATGCTGGAGCCTCTTGCGTTGTCGAGATCCGCTTGTAATTCCTCGGCCTTGGAGACGGCTTTGCTTTTCTCGCGCAAGACTTCTTTGTTCTTAGTGATGATCGGATGGTCTTCTGATAGCTCATCCAGTACCCACTTGCCGCCCGATAGGACGTAAGCGCCGCGAAGGTTTTCTGCGATGGACTCTTGAGAGTCGTAAGAATTTTTCAGCATATGCCTCTGGCTTTCTGAATTTCCGTCTCAGACGGGGTTGGTTAGGTCGTGAAAAGTAGTAACACAGAAAAACTATTTACGTTTTGGCGCTTCAGTTGAACTCCGTCTTTACCAGATCAACGACCGCTGAAAGATTGTTTAATACCCACCGACTAGCGCACGGCAGGCAAGCAACTGAATGAAGGTCAACGTCATAATCCTGCTTCATCTCATCAGTGCAAAAACACTGTTCTGCCGCTTTGTAGATAACCATCTTTACGTCGTCTGGCGTAATCGTGCCCCCTAACAGTTCAACGTTTTTCAGCCCCACCCTATTGGATCACTTCCTTTTGCGGTTCCTCTTGGCTTTCCTGTCCCGTTAAATCAGTCACGGGTGGTTGAGATTTGATCTCTTCAGGCGTGGGCGCTTCTTCTTCAATCCGTTTCAACTCCGCAGCCGCGTCGTCAATCCCTACCTTATTTCGCGCCGTCTCATCACTGATCAATGGCTGATTGTTCGGGCCTCCCGGCTTTCGCATCTCCATCACCGTTGTGATCTCTTCCGCTGTTGGTTCGCCAACATCCAGCAAGCAATTAAAGTCAGCACGGAGATTCAGATACTTATCGCTTTGCCCGACAACCTGGGCGGCAAGTCTTAATGTGACCTCAAGCTCCCACCGTCCAGCGGCATCGACTACCGTCTTGGTTTCCTTTAGGCTTCGTTGCCATGCCTTCTCAGCCGTCTTTCGACTAACTCCCGAGGCTGTGGCATCCCCTGACATCAAAACGAATCTCTGGTGGCACTGGCTGTAGATTGCCGTGCGCTTCAGGTCGATAGTGTTAACGAATACCTCTACCGAGGCGGGGTCAGTAACGTTCACACCTGGATTTGTGTAGCCAACAATGTCGCCCTTTTCATTCCTGATTGGATAGCCCATCAAGAACATGACCGCCCCGGCTCCCGTTTCATAGGTTCCTGGTACAGTCTCAACTGTCTGATTTGAATTAGTGGAACTCTGAACCCTTGTCGGCCTTCTCGGAGGCTGGGCGTTTGTGACGGATCGCTCACGACTGCCGGCCATATTCACGTTGCGCGTCATCATCGTGTGTGCGAGGTTCAAAGCCTTCTGATTTGACTGCACCTGTTCCGTGATTAAGGGGGATCGCTGCATCTCAAAGACCAGCAATCGGCCTCCGAGTTTGTAAGGACCGAAATCTTCATCAGCGCCTTTGTCTTTCACTACACGGCAAACTGTGTCACCTTCATCGTCAAGAAATGACAGCTCAGCACAGCTATCTACTACATTCCCTTCAGCGTCCTTTTCCTCAAAGAGAAAGACTCCAATCTTCTTCTGAGTGTCGGGATCTGTGAACACTCCTGCTTTGTCAGCAGTGAGAGTTTGGAAAAAGATATAGTCGAGAGCTTTGTTAAGATTTGAGGCGGTCAATACTCCGCTGTCGGGCAGAAGTCCCTTTGGAAAGAAGACGCGCTTGACCGCGATGCCTTCAAGTAAAACCGTCTCTGCTGCGTCCTGAAGGTCGTTCAAGGCTTCTCGCTCATTCCACCAAGGGGTTAGAGTCTCACCCGTTATGTCGTCTTTCTCCTTCTTCTTGCCAGCGGTTCCTTGCTCTTTCAGGAATGACCATAAAGGTTCCCGGCCTAAGAGACCTCCGATGTGAGTCTCCACAACTTCCTTGATTACATTCTCGGACTCAAAGCGTTTCTTGATGTCGGCCTCGATTTGAGATGCGCCAGGATAGCTAACAGGAGGCAGTTGACCGTTAAACCCTGCTCCGTTCTGCCAATGATCGGCGTTGAAATATGCGCGGGCAGCTACGGCAGATGTAGGACGGCGAGGCGTAGAACCCTGCGAAAGAGTCTGTCCAGCCAAGCCCGGTAAGCTCGGAACCTGGCTGAACAGGCTGCGTGCGTCGTCGTAAGTGTAATTATCGAAGGGAGTAGGCACGGTGAGAACGTACCAAAGAATGAGAGTTTATTTTTCTCAGTAGTCGCGCCACCCTTCAGAATGGGCGTCGTCTTCTTGCGGTTCCCGCTTTTGTGACGCCCTGTAAGCCATAGCTCCAGCAACGAACGAATCGGGCGGATGCCCAGATCCTCTTAGGTCGTCATTCGTGCAATATCTATGCTCACTCTCGCAGTATCTAATCGCGGGTGAAACAACCGAAGTGTTTTCAATCGCGGCGATGTAATCGGTGAACACATCAGCACGAACCTGCCCAACCAGCACAATGGCATCCGCTTTGACTTCTAGATAATCGTCCACTACACCGCCGATCCCCGTCGAGTCATGGCAAGCAAAGCCTCCGTACTTAGCAACTCGTTCATTGAATTTACGAATCATTACCGGCCACGCCATGCGCCCAAGCCTGATCCATGCGACCCGCTTCATCGGGCGACAATCAACTCGCCATGTATCAATGACCGTCCAGTCTTTTGACTTTGCCCAGTCGCAGCCGTGCGCATACTTTGCGCCCTCTATCGGCTGTTCTAGCTCAATAGACTCTCCAGATTTGCCCTCGAATACTCCGAGTTCCTTCTTGAAGCAAAGATCAACTTTCTCAGGAAGAATGGCGCGACCTTCCGGGCTTGGCTCCTGTAGGTCATACTCAGCCGCCCACATTGCGGCTGTAACTTCGCCGCGTTTCGATTCAATTTCTTCGGTGGACAGCCATCCGTCCGGCTCCGCACTTGTTTCTTTCCAGCACCACTCGTACAGCGGCCAGCCCTTCTCTGCCGCACGCTTGAGCACTTCGGTAAACGTCGCGTCCGGGTAATGATGGGTCGAACTCATTACCGTCTGCTTGGGCACGCTCTGAGACGCCATTGGCTGTCCCATTGCCGCGTCAAGTATCACCAGATCCATTTCGTCAACTTCGTCCAGCCTCATTCGCTGTGGATGCGGGCCGCGAGCAGACTTAGACGATGCCATTAAAGCCGTAACACGTCCGCCACTTGCGTACATCGTTCTCCTAGCCGTGTTTTCTTCGTCGCCTGATAGCTTCTGAAGGTATTCGATAACTCGCAAGGCTTGCTCACCCGAACCGCCAAGGATAGTTACGTCAGCGGCTAACACATTCGCCTCACAGTGGCCGAGAAGTGCAAGAAGGTAGGACTTGCCGCCTAATCCTCGTGATGCCTTCCAGACAGTCACGCCGTAGCGAGCAAAGTAGGCGTCAGCAAAAGCTCGGAATGGTGTTGAGTGATTCGGGCAGACCTGTTTATCAGGGAGGCGAACACCGAAGGCTTGCCAAAGGTAGGCTTTTAATTCTTCATCCGATTGTGGGGGCTTCAGCTTCGAGTTGTCTTCGTCTTCAAATAGAAGCTCGTCAAGCTCAGCCAGCCTTGACGGGCTTAACGAGTTCAAGTATTCGAGTAGCTCGCTCTTCGTGGGTACGTTCAGAGACATCTTTACTTATACTAGTGGGAGCCCCCCTCAATAACTGCATCTTGTCGGTAGCAATTGCCGCTGCCGTGGCTTCTTCCACGAACTTTCCTTCGCCCACTCTGTTGATCAAGTCGTCAACTAGTCTCTCCGCGAGTTCGGCGAACTTCTCAGCAAGAGACGCCTTTTTCTCCTGACGAATATCCGGCACATCGTCGGAAATGTGGCGGTCAGACATCCACTCGGTAAGTGTGGTGCGCGGAATCTGCAATTGCCGGGCTGTGCGATTAACATTCCCGCCGTTAGCGTCCAGCGCGGCGAGAGCGCCCGCCTTGTCACTATCGCTGTACTGCCGCTTGCCCACGTCGATCCATCTCCATTTCGAGCACGCGCAAGGTTGCGACCACGGCCTCGCCGTACTCGACGGCAATCGCTGCGAGTCTGCCAGGTAACAACCGTAAGCGATCAACGACTGCCTCCACGTCTGCTCTGGTTTTAGGATTGCTGCTAAGACGTAAACGGGCCGGATTTTTAACGATATTGGTAAGACTGGGCAGGGTTTGAATCCAAAACGCCTCGCGTTCAAAACGGAGATCCGCTGACACTTCCTCAAGAATGTCAACAACTACGTTAGCAACCCCGATAGACTGAACCGTTCGCACAAAATGCAGATTGCGATTCTTGACTAACTGTTCTTGATGCTTACCCCACCGATGAGAAACAGAATGCTTCGTACTACCAACGTAGAAATAGCGCGTTGCGTCCTTCGCTCTCAGTCCGTAAATGAAACAGATTCCCCTCAATGTGTTTACCCTACAGTGACTACCGCATTTTTGTTAACCTTTTTCACAATAATGCCTTACCACCATAAGCCAGGAGAGTGAAAAATAATCCGATGATGTAGGCCCATTTCGCTGCTTCAGCTATCACTCCGTCACTCAAACTCGGGCGAGTGGCGAGAAACCATAGAATCAGGCCGATTATGCAGACGATTAAAGCAATCATCTTCTCTCTCCTACTTTGTGAAACTGTTCTGTAATCTCCCCGCTCCGTAGCCCATCATAAACCCTGTTGCGGATTTTACATCGAAGATTGACTTCAGGATTCCAGGGTGCTCTAACTTGAAAATTCTGGCCTCACTTTTCAAAAGTTGCTGATTGCACGCCTCGAGCATTCGCGCATCTCCGTTGTTCACAAATGCTCGATCCTTGTTCGCCGATTTCAACAGGTCGATCATCTCTGTCTTAACCGCGTCTTTGCCCTCTAGCGCTCCGATTACCGCGTCTTTCTCCTTCAGACGCTCATTCAGTAGGGCAATCGTTTCGTTCGCGGCTGACAGCCTTATATTGGCGATTTCCAGAGCCTTGAGCGTCTGCGAGTCGCCCTGAACAGCAGGGACGTCCACGAAGTTGGGGTCCACTGCATTTTGTTGGGCTTTTTGCGATTCGGATTCAAAAACATTGGGCTTTTTAGTGACGTCCGCTGAATCGGGGCCCACCCTCTCATTTGCCGCAGGACTCGCGTGTGATTGCTCGGCAGTCATGCTTGATCCCGTTTGACTGTAGCAGGGCGCAAACACGAGCAGCCCGAGCGCTACAATCGCTGGGGCCTTCAGCCTTAGCCTCTTCGTTCGCTGCATTTTGTGATACCTCTTCAATCTTCTTTACTAATCCCGCATCGGCTGCTTTGTGCTGCGCTGCTAAAGCTTCAAAGGCAATCGCCTTGGGTTCCAACTCCGCT